TATTACCTGCTTGGTTTTTGGGTAAATTCCCCGGCAAAAAGATCATCGAGACAGCTCACACTGCTGAACTGGCTGTTGGCTTTGGTCGTAAAGTTAGAAACTTGGTGGATTCGGACCCGTACAAATCCATTTTTCCAAATGTTGGCTTACAGTCAGACTCAAAAGCAGCAGGAAGATGGGCAACCAACCATGGTGGGGATTACTTTGCTATCGGTGTGGGGGGCGCTGTTACGGGTAAAGGAGCGGATATCCTTATTATTGACGACCCACACTCAGAACAAGAAGCTACAGTAGCTGAAAGTAACCCCGAAATCTATGATAAGACGTATGAGTGGTACACATCTGGTCCTAGGCAACGTCTGCAGCCGGGGGGAGCCATTGTTATTGTGATGACAAGGTGGTCAAAGAAGGACTTAACCGGTCAAGTGTTGAAATCTGCGTTTCAGCGCGGCGGTGAAGAGTGGAAAGTTATTGAATTTCCAGCAATTTTACCCTCAGGTAACCCACTTTGGCCTGAATTTTGGCCTATAGAGCAGCTAGAAGCCCTCAGAAACGAGTTGCCATCGGGTAAATGGCAGGCTCAGTACCAACAACAGCCAACTTCTGACGTAAACGCTATTGTTAAGCGTGAATGGTGGAAGAATTGGGAAGATGATACCCCGCCCGCGTGTGAATTTATCATTCAATCATGGGATACGGCGTTTTTAAAAACCCAGCGTAGCGATTATTCAGCTTGCACAACGTGGGGTGTGTTCTACCAAGACGACGATGCGGGGTTTTCACAGGCTAATTTGATTCTTTTAAACGCAATAAAGAAGCGCATGGAGTTTCCTGAGCTTAAGCAACGTGCGTTTGAGGAGTGGAAAGAGTGGGAGCCAGATGCACTGATTGTCGAGGCTAAAGCATCGGGTACGCCGTTGTTATTCGAGCTGCGAGCTATGGGTATACCGGTGCAGGAGTATACGCCGAGCAAAGGTAACGATAAAATAGCTAGACTTAACGCCGTAGCTGATATATTTGCGTCAGGTAGAGTGTGGGTCCCGGGGACACGTTGGGCTGATGAGCTTGTAGAAGAAGTGGCGAGTTTCCCGTCAGGCGAACATGATGACTTGGTTGACTCAATGACTCAGGCGTTGCTGCGGTTTCGCAGAGGTGGGTTCATACGGCTAGACAGTGATGAGCCTGAAGAGGTTCGTGAATTTCGTCGCAGAAAAACTGCATACTACTAAGGATAAGTCATGGCAATTGAAAAAAGTTTGTATGCAGCCCCCCAAGGTCTTGAAGCACTAGACCAGATGAACAAAGACGAGCCTACACTTGAGATTGAAATTGAAGACCCAGAGTCAGTAACAATTGGGTTAGATGGTGAGCCAATACTTACGTTTACCGCTGAAGAAGCCGAAGAAGATTTTAGCAAAAATTTGGCTGAAGACATGGATGACAGCGAGCTTCAGTCTATTGCCAGTGAGTTAGCAGGGGACTATGAGGATGATGTGTCGAGTCGCAAAGACTGGATGCAAACGTACGTAGATGGGCTTGAGTTGCTTGGACTAAAGATTGAAGAACGCTCTGAACCTTGGGAAGGTGCGTGTGGGGTGTACCACCCACTATTGACTGAGGCGCTGGTTAAGTTTCAAGCCGAGACAATGATGGCAACGTTTCCTGCTGCCGGACCGGTTAAAACACAGATCATTGGCAAAGAGACGCCTGATAAGAAAGAAGCTGCTATACGTGTTCAAGAAGATATGAACTACCAGCTAATGGACACAATGACTGAGTATCGCCCTGAGCATGAACGCATGCTGTGGGGCTTGGGCCTGTCGGGTAATGCGTTCAAAAAAGTTTATTACGATCCGAGCATGGAACGGCAAGTGAGTATCTTCGTACCAGCAGAAGATATTGTGGTCCCTTACGGTGCATCAAATATTCAGACTGCTGAGCGTGTCACGCACGTTATGCGCAAAACTGAAAACGAGATGCGTAAGTTGCAAGTAGCTGGCTTTTATTGCGATGTAGATTTGGGCGAGCCAAACAACACACTTGATGAAGTTGAAAAGAAGATTGCTGAGAAGTTAGGGTTTAGGGCTACGTCTGACTCACGGTATAAGCTTCTTGAGATGCAGGTCAACTTAGACCTTACAGGGTATGAACATGAAGAAGACGGCGAACCCACGGGCATAGCTCTGCCGTATATCGTCACGATTGAAAAAGGTAGTAACAAGGTTTTAGCAATCCGCCGCAACTGGGAGCCTGATGATGAGACTTATGCGAAGCGCCAGCACTTGGTTCATTACGGCTATGTTCCGGGTTTTGGCTTCTATTATTTTGGTCTTATTCATTTGGTGGGGGCGTTTGCAAAATCAAGTACGTCGCTTATTCGTCAATTAGTTGATGCAGGAACACTAAGCAATTTGCCCGGCGGCTTTAAAACCCGTGGCATGCGCATCAAGGGCGACGACACACCAATTGCTCCGGGCGAGTTTAGGGATGTAGACGTACCAAGCGGCACGATGAAAGACAACATCTTGCCGTTGCCTTACAAAGAACCTAGCCAGACATTGTTTTTGTTAATGAACCAAATTGTTGAAGAAGGCCGTAGGTTTGCTAATACGGCTGATCTACAAGTTAGCGATATGAGTTCACAAGCCCCAGTGGGTACGACACTGGCAATTCTTGAAAGAACGTTGAAAGTGATGAGTGCTATTCAGGCGCGTGTTCATTACTCAATGAAACAAGAGTTAGGGTTGCTCAAGAAAATCATTGCTGACTACACGCCCGAGGATTACGACTATGAACCCACAGAAGGCAGTCGTAAAGCTAAAAAGTCTGATTACGATAACGTTGACGTTATTCCTGTTAGTGATCCTAATGCCTCGACAATGGCGCAGAAAATCGTCCAATATCAGGCCGTTCTTCAGTTAGCAATGCAAGCACCACAGATGTACAACATGCCGTTGTTACATCGCCAAATGCTAGATGTGTTGGGGATTAAAGAAGCTAATAAACTGATCCCGATGGAAGAAGACCAGAAGCCAAAAGACCCAGTAAGTGAGAATCAGAATGTGTTAATGATGAAGCCCGTGAAGGCGTTTATGTACCAAGATCACGAAGCTCATATTGCTGTTCACATGTCAGCGATGCAAGACCCCAAAATTATTGCGTTGCTACAGAACAACCCTATGGCTCCGCAGTTGCAAGCTGCGATGATGGCGCACATCAACGAGCATCTAGGGTTTGAGTATCGCAAGCAGATTGAACAACAACTGGGTATGCCGCTGCCACCCCAGAAAGATGAGTCTGGTGAAGATGTCAATATGAGTCCTGAGGTAGAGGCTCAGCTTGCCCCTATGTTGGCACAGGCTGCACAACGGTTAGTGCAGCAAAATCAACAAGAAGCTCAACAGCAGCAAGCGCAGCAGCAACAACAAGACCCGTTGATTCAGATGCAACAACAAGAGCTGCAAATTAAACAACAGGACTTACAGCGCAAAGCGCAGAAAGATCAAATGGATGCTCAGCTTAAACAGGCACAGCTTCAGATAGACAAAGAGCGCGTAGATAATCAAGCACAAATTGATGGCGTGCGCGTTGGTCTAAAAGCAGAACATGATCGTCAAATTTTTGAGTCTAACCAGACCCTTGAGTCAATACGTCTTGGGTTAGATGCAGAGAATAAACGTAGGCAACTTGAACAACAATCAAGGCAGCAAACAAAAGGCAGATAACAAATGGATATGTACGATGTTTTAATTAAAGAAATTGACGACAAAGTAAAACAACTCTTTGAGTACGTAGGTACAGGTAAAGCCGACACGTTTGAAGAGTACAAAAGACTGTGCGGTGAGATTAAGGGTCTTCTCACTGCGCGGGGCTATACCCTAGACCTTAAACAACGCATGGAGCATTCTGATGAGTGAAATCCTTATTGGCTCAAACCCCAATAATCCACAAGTAGTAGGTATGTACCGTTCTGAGGCTACTGCCGACGAAAAAGCAAGTCAGTTACCTAAGCCGTCTGGTTATCATATTTTGTGTGCTATCCCAGAAGTAGACAAAATGTACGACAGTGGGATTGCTAAAGCTGGCGAGACTATGCACATTGAGGAGGTTCTGACTACAGTGTTATTTGTAGTTGATTTAGGCCCCGATTGTTACTTAAATAAAGATAAGTTCCCAACAGGTCCGTGGTGCAAAAAAGGTGATTTTGTGTTGGTCAGACCCAACTCAGGTAGCCGTTTAATTATTCACGGTCGTGAATTTCGCATGATTAACGATGATACGGTTGAGGGTACAGTTGATGACCCACGCGGTATTAAGCGCAAATAAAGGAGCCACATCATGGCTGAATTTGAAAAAAATGAATTTAAGTTTCCAGATGAAACACTTGCTGAAGGTGGCGGGGTAAATATTGAAATTGAAATTGAAGACGATACTCCCCCCGAGGATCGTAACAAAGAGCCAATGCCCAAGGAAATTGTTGATGAATTGGACAATGACGAATTAGAAGAATATTCTGACAAAGTTAAAGTTCGTTTCAAACAGCTTAAAAAAGTTTGGCACGATGAAAGACGCGAAAAAGAAGCTGCGTATCGTGAGCAACAAGAAGCTATTGACTACGCTCGTCGGGTTACCGAAGAAAACCAACGACTAAAGAAACAGTATGCCGCTGGAGAGGTAGAGTATGTAGCAACTGCTACTAATGCCGCTGAATTGCGTTTAGATGTTGCTAAAAAAGCCTATCGTGAAGCTTATGATGCGGGTGATGGCGACAAACTTGTAGACGCTCAACAAGCAATGCAGGAAGCAACGTATGAATTGCGGGAAGTAAAGAAATTTAAAGCGCCTGCTTTACAACAGCAAGAAAACGCAGTACAACAGCAACAAGTACCACAACAACAGGCTATTGCGCCTGATAATCGAGCTAAAGCGTGGCAAGAGCGCAATAGCTGGTTTGGTCAGGATGAGGAAATGACAGCCGCAGCGTTAGGCTTACACGAAAAGCTTAAACGAAACGGTGTTGTTGTTGGGTCAGATGATTATTATGCGACATTGGACAAAACAATGCGCAGACGGTTTTCAGAAAACTTTGAGTCTTCTGAACCAGAAACGAAGGCTGAACAGCCCCGTACAAAATCCAGCACTGTTGTAGCACCGGCTACGCGCAGTACTTCACCCAACAAAGTGAAGTTAAGGGCTAGTCAAATCCAAATTGCCAAAAAACTTGGCTTGACCCCTGAGCAGTATGCCCGCGAAGCAATTAAACTGGAGAATTAAAATGGCTGAAAATAAACTTACCCGTGAGTTAGAAACCCGTGCAGTTCAAGAGCGTCCCAAGCAGTGGACTCAACCTGAATTGCTACCTGAACCAGATAAACAGCCGGGTTTTGATTACCGATGGATTCGAGTTGCAACGCTTAATGTAATGGATGCCCGCAATTACTCTGCCAAAATCAGGGAAGGCTGGGAGCCATGCAAGTTAGACGAGCAACCAAAGTTTCAACTGCTAGTTGATCCCAATAGTCGATTTAAAGACAATATTGAGATTGGCGGATTATTACTCTGCAAAACCCCGAGCGAGTTTGTTGTCCAGCGTAACAAATATTACCAAGACCAAACACGCGCTCAAACGGATGCTGTAGATAATAATTTAATGCGCCAAAGCGACCCAAGGATGCCGCTCTTTAAAGAGAACAAATCCTCGACAAGCTTTGGTAAAGGTTCTTAAATTTAACTCAGGAGTCTTAAATGGCTTATCCTACTGTTGACAAACCTTATGGTTTGAAGCCGGTCAATTTAATTGGCGGTCAAGTTTTTGCTGGCGCAACTCGTCAAATGGAAATTGCAAGTGGCTATGCTACAAGCATTTTTTATGGCGACCTAGTCAAACGCATTTCCGATGGCACAATCGAAAAGGACACCGGTACGACTACGGCTACTCCTTGCGGCGTGTTTCTTGGTGTAAGTTTTACAAACAGTTCAACTGGTCAAGTTCAACAACAGCAATTTTATCCAGCGAGTCAGTCAATTAAGTCTGGCACAAAGATTTTTGCAGT